ACCGAGATTGTACCAGTCGCCTGGTACAAAAAGGGTTTCTTCTCTGATACTAACCTTGTCCTTCAACGGAACTTCATTACTGGTTGAACCAGGCTGAAATACCGAAGAAACGACGAGGGACCTGTCGGTAACGGTATACGTCGCCTGAAAGGCGGATATACAATTACAGTAGAATCCCTCAAATCCACGTCCTTCATCTCTCGCAAGATAAGGCGCCGCTTCATCGAAGTTCGAAAGGATTCCATTTGAAACATTAGCGCCCACGATGCCATTCATGGCATATGGGACACGATATTTCAGGTAGGATTTTTCTATTCGAGAAAGAGCGAACCTGTAAGCAGGAAGTAACCGCGTATCACATCCGTCCATAGCCCAGCGATGGGCCAGAATACGTATTTGATTAGCGATCACCATCCAGTCTACAGACGTGAAGGGTATCTTCTTGAGATACACAGGTCGTACGTTGATCCCAAGGTAATAGTCGTGCCCGCATGATTCCCGGAAGGGACCATTCGAAAACGATTTACTACTGTTGACTATAAAACCACACTTGGTTAGTGCCTCAGCGACTTTATGGTAGCACCCAGATGGGACTACAATATCATCGCCAAAAACATTTACCCAGAACGGATTATAGCCCTCGGTTTCAACAACAGCCGAAGACAAAGCCCAAAAAATCAGGCTTTCTAAGTCAAAGGTAGCTCCATTTCCCATACTAGAGAACTTCGAATAGCGAATTACTTCGCCATCCAGAAGGCCAGTGTGAGATCTAAGGCTATCCAAGACGTTAAACCACTGTTCCGGAAGAAGATCTCGGACAATTTCGAGAGAAACTGTATCTGAAGCTCCTTCTAAATCAATGGTAGCAAGCGAATCATCCTTGGAACCTAAGCGAGCGAGTCTCTGATTAAGAGTCTGGTCGTCTAGGTCAACTTTTGCGTGAACTTTCATTCGTCTCCTTATCAAGCGGCCAAGGCCGATCTGGAAGAAGATATTTAAATGAGGCTCGATAGCAATAGTCCTATGGGTTTTCGCTGTCTTCGGAACGAAGGTCACTTTATTCCCTGCGATAACGTGAACCATCGGGTTAACAATGGCACCGTAATCTTGATCAGCCAACATGGCGGACCAACTCGGCAATAAGGGTAAGAGTGATCTTACCCAGGATAAAGATTCTCTTGTACATTCAGCGCGAGCTTTAAACTTCGCGCTGGCTGATACATCCGAGCCTTTACAACTACTTGTTGTGCCGGGCCCCCATCTTGAAAGATCGAGCCATTCATTAACCGACACTGAACCTAAAACGTTTGAGATTTTGCGTTGAGCTACGAAAAGAATCGTATTCAACCAAGGGTCGATTATACGCCCTTGTCTTAAACTTTTAAGGAAAGTGTTAGTTTTTGAACAGTGATCCTCATACTCAAGAAACTTTTTCTTAGCTACGGCCTTCGGATCTTCCCCAGTAAAACCGGGAAATTTCTTAAGAAACGCGTTAAGAAGCAAGCCTTCTTGAGCAGACGGTAGAGTCTCAAACTTGACAGCCTTCTCAGGAACGCCGAATTGGTCAGAATAACTGACAATCTGCGCACCCGGGAGCAAGCTATACAGGGTTTTGACATCAAGGAGAGCTTTCTGACGAGACGTTTTGCTCAGGTCGAGCTTGCGTCTGCGAACTGTTTTGTTTCGCATTTATGAACCTATCTAATTGGTGAAAACCTAAGAAGATGACAATAACCAGTACGATCATCGAAAAAAGGAATCTGAAGTTATCCAAAATAACCTCCTAAGAGGTTACCAGGGTGATTCGAGATCCTGAATCGCTGATGTAGTAGTGGCATTTGCCAACAGGTTCTTTACATACGCCAACAAGTCCTTACGGACAGGCAGTGTAGAACGCTCAGGGAGAATAAAATCTCCGATGAACGTCGCTACATAAGCCACTGTGGGCGCAGGTGCGATCCCGCTAACAGTAGAATTCGAAACCGTCTCGAGAACCGGGACCATTACTTTAACAGCTACTTTGTAGTTGCGATTGGTTTTGGTTGGTTTCCGAGTGGAAAACGAAATCTTTGGAAAGCCGACTTGAATGCCGGAGACTCGATTCTCATACTCGATAACCGAAGTGCCTGGAACGTTACCGTCACCAGAATTCGGGTTGAAAGTATGAGTGACCGGAGTTGCTTGACCGTCATTAATGACGATATTACTGCGTGCTGCCATGATAAATCACCTTTTAAAGGCTTGTGTTAAAAGTGCTAGGCCCGAAAGGGCACGTGACACTCCAAGATGAGGGTTTATTTCAAGTACCGGTGCGGGAAAGTTAGTTAGAACGGACCTCGTTTTACTGCTAGAGTAAATCGATCTTCCGAGACCTGACTGACGATAATCGCTTAACGGCGCTTGATATGGAACCCACGATGAGTTGCCGACAAAATCCTTTCGCGTGGTAACAGTGCCGCCTCTGAAGGATAACCCTACAGTTGCGTCAAGATTACCCAGATAGTTACCAACAGGTACAAACCAATCAACTACGAACGAGTAGGGAACGAGTTCCCAAGCAAGTAGTAACGGATTAGTAATACCAGTTGACGACATTTTCTGTGCGAACGAATTATCCTCTGAAAAAGCTACTACGTACGAGGTCGATTGCTTACAAGAAGCAACCAACTTCTCCCTATAACCGTACATAGAGTCACTGAATAGAGTAAAATCTCTCCAAACGTAAGTTTCGGAATGATTCGACTTGACTATCGTGGCTCTATTTTCGTAATAGGATTTGGCGATTAACTCGCACGAACCGTAGATATCTGAAATCAAAGGACGCCATCCATACTGATACTCCAGCCAGTAATTCGACAAGTTCTGAGAGCTAGGCTTAACCTCATTTCTGAGTTTAGGCGGATGCTTCATAGCAAACAAATTACTGGCATGTCGTAGATTGCCTCGGCGAATGGCCATCGCTGCTGAAGCGATGCGGTTAACATTTCGCGCAATCAGATCCGCAGTTTGCTTACGCTCGGCATATGCTTGAGCAAGGTTAACGCTCGATCCTTTTAAGGAAGAGAGCAATTTAGACCTCGCTGGCGTATCCGTCGATAGAGCTACTGAAGGGACTGAGTACGCAACTCCTGATTTGAACGACTGTAGATACCCGCTCCAAGCGCACATCCCGTTCGTCTGCCAACCAGTTTTCCATTCCGTACGGTTGTACGTTGCGGAAAACGGGTTGTTAGGACGATCACGAGGCTTGATGTTCTTGAAACCGGGCGTTTTCACAGACGACCAAGTCCCTGTCTCAGTGAGAACCTCTGCTGCTGAGTACGTCGACCAAGTCCAGTCAGGTCTGCAGGCGACAAGAATGCCGTCTGCTTTCTGGACTGTACCTTGGTACGGTGGTTTCTTTAGCATAGGTTCTTTCGTAAGATAAGGTTTACAGGTAAAAGTGAGAATAACTCACTTTAGAGATCCCCGATTTTAGGGCGCCGTCTAGCAGAAGTCCTCTAGAAGACGAAAATGACGAATTAATTCGTCATTTATCGCTTCCAGAGTTCCTTTGCAGTTGTCTATTATGATGACACGTTGGAATTTCTCCCAACCTGTCCACTCATAACGGGCTTCCAGAAAGATGACCTGCCGAGAGTTCGTATGGAACGAACTACGGTAGGCCAAGAGTATGTCACGAATGACCACCCACTCTGGACTACAATCATCAACTAAGTTGATAAGATTGTCAATACTTCTCACACCCATGGTGTTCTGAACAGTGTTAAGGATTCTTGCGAGTCCTGACGCCGTCTTAATAACGTGAATGCGATTGGCTTGTTTATGAACAAAGTATGGTGATCCCATGATATATAACTTTCTTAAACGGAGTTCCCAGAAATTGGG